AAGAACAATCCTATGCACAAATCTAAGACTACGGAGGAAAAAAGAAAATCGTCATCCCCTTTTTCCCCCAATTTCTATCTTTCTAGAAATCCAAATTTATCTTTAGATGAAGCTAAATCTATGGCTAAGAAGAAGCTTTCTGAAAATGCGGTGGTTTCCTGGGTTAAAGAGGAATACTGGATGAATAAGGGATTTACTAAAGAGGAATCCCAAAAAATAATATCTAAAAAGCAATCAACATTTTCTTTGGAGAAGTGTATAGAAAAATACGGAGAAATAGAAGGGAAAAAACGATGGCTGGATAGACAAGAAAAATGGATAAAAAATTATAGAAAAACAAATTATTCAAAAAAATCTCAAGAACTTTTTTCCTCCATATATCCTATTATTAAAAATAAATATCAAAACATTTATTTCGCAACATTAGACGAGAATAAACAAATTGTAGATACTGGGAAAAATCACGAATATCGAATCAGATTAAAAGATAGAATAATTATGCCAGATTTTTATGTGGAGGATATTAAAAAAATAATAGAATTTGACGGAATATATTGGCACGATTACAAAAGGAGAAATAAACCAGAGAATCAAAAAAGGGAAGAAGAGAGGGATAAATCCCTAATAGATTCTGGATATTCTATATTAAGGATAAACGAAAAAGAGTGGGAGAATGATCCGGTAGAAGTTATAAAAAAATGTATGGAATTTATAAATTCTTGAGAATACTAATTGTATAAATGAAATGAAATTAAGAAGAAAATTAAAGAAAATTATACTCAAAGCAATTAGCCTCATAGAAAGAATAGAGTATAAAAATTTAGACCTAGATCAAGAGGATCCAAATAAAAAAATAATAGAAGAATTTGATATATCGGCTGAGGTTCTCTCTGATACCGGATTTGTTAAAGCCTATAAATATTTAGAAACTCAGCCATATGACGTATGGTTTCTGGAGACAGAAAATGGGATGAATCTAGAATGTGCGGACATACATATTCTATTCGATTCTAATTTAAATGAGGTTTTTGTAAAAGATCTAAGAATAGGAGATTGTATAATGACCGATAAAGGACCTTCTAGGATAACTTATTTAGAAAATACAAATATACCGGTTTCTATGGTGGATCTTTCTATAGATCATCCTAATCATAGGTATTATACAAATGGAATACTATCCCATAATAGTATCACGTCTTCTATAATTTTAGTCTGGTATCTCCTATTTAATCATGATAAAAATGCAATGATTCTCGCGAACGTAGGCGATACCGCGGAAGAATTAATGGATAAAATAAAGCATATAATTAAGGGGCTTCCTTTTTTCCTTAAACCTGGAATGCAGGTTAATAATGTGATGTCTATGAGATTTGATAATGGATGTAGAATATTAGCTAAAACCACAACAAAGACCTCTGGTATTGGTTTTACCATACATTTCTTATACATGGATGAGTTTGCCCATATTAACCCTAATTTTATTGAAGCTTTCTTTAGATCTACTTATCCCACAGTTTCCTCCTCTAAAGTTTCTAGAATTATAATAACTTCTACACCTAACGGTATGAATAAATTCTACGAAATATACCAATTAGCTTTAGAAGGAAAAAATAGTTTTAACCCAATAAGGGTAGATTGGTGGCAGGTACCCGGAAGAGACGACGAATGGAAGCAGAGGGAAATAGCAAACCTTGGGAGCGAAGAGCTTTTTAATCAGGAATATGGAAATCAATTTTTATCTTCCTCAACCCTTTTATTAGGATCTAATGAATTAAAAAAGATAAAAAGAAACGAAACTGAATTTATCTGGAAGGAAATAGAATGCCTTCATGACACGGAAATAAATTACGAAAATCTGATATGGCATCCTAAATTTAATTTGGAAGAATGTGATTCTCCAGGGAAAAGATATGTATTTTCTATAGATCTAAGTGAGGGAAATAAAGGAGATTATACGGTTTTAAATATATTTAAAGTTACTCCTCTTCCTAAAACGATAATAGAGAAAATTGATGATTACGAGGATGAATCCGATTTTTTCGGTCTAGTTCAGGTGGGGCTATTCAGGGATAATAGTGTGAATTTAGAGGATTTCATGAAAATTGTAATGACTATGTGTCTAAAGTTATTTAGTCCTGATAGGATAAAAATAGCTTTAGAAATGAACTACAAAGGAGATATTTTTTATGAAAAATTAATATCTAAGGATGAATTCTACGAGGAAATGTTTCTATTCACTAAGCACACAGAAAATGCTAGATATGCAAAGCCAGGTATAAAATACAACGAAAAAATAAAATTAAAATACTGTGAATTATTAAGATCCCTAGTAAGAAGAGATAGAATAATTATAACAGAAAAAAAATATACAGTACTTGAATTATTTTCATTTGGCCTAAATTCTAGGGGAACTTATTCTGCACAAAGTGGACACGACGACGTAGCAATGTCTTTAGTAAATTTGTCCGGACTTTTTGACGGGTATGATTTTGGACAAATGGTCGGAGAACTTTTTGATGAACTCGAGGATAGCTCATATAAAGATATTATTATTAATAAAATAGAAGGAATAAATTCCGCAGATTCTGATCCTGAAGGGTTTGGTAAGAACATTTTTGTAACCAAAGAGGGAAAAAGTTATAAGGATTTTAGTGGCTTAATCTAATTTTAATTGATTTCTCAGGAAATTGAAATCAGTTACGATATATAGATTGACCTAAAATATACTCTTATAATGGCAAGTAAAATTAAAATAGATTATTCTCAGTTTAGAGCTTCTGGGGTTTACACATTAGAGTTTGATGCTTCTCAAAATGTAATCTTAACATCTCAGACCATTAGATTGGTGGTGGGATTCTCTAATGTAGGACCTTTCAACACACCAGTATTTATACCTGATGCTACTACTATGATCTCAATATTTGGAGATATAGATAGATCGCTAGAAAATAGAGGATCTTTTTTCCATAGATCCGTTTTCACGTGTCTTAGCCAGGGACCTGTTTTTGCTTTAAACCTTTTAAATCTAAACAACGACGAAACTAGTTCAGATCCAGATGAGGTTACATATAAATCTTTTTCTTTGGATACCGAACAATATAACGGGGAAGTAACTCCTAGATTATATTCATCTTATTATAATAAAGAAAGATTCTGGTTTCCAGATCCCGAATATTTCTTGGCAACCCTTAGCGTTGCAGATCAAGGAAAATTGTTTAGCTTAACGAATCTAGGAAAAAGTCCCATAAGTGTTATAACTAGAAAATCTACTGATTCTACTACTCCTCTTTTAGGTTTTAATATATTTGCAATAGATTGGTATGGAGCAAATAACGTTCCTTCTTTCATGCACCCGTATGATTATATTTCAGATTACTTTATAGATGTAATTGCAGTTTCTGGGGATTGGACGAATTATTCTGATTTATCAGTCGATCCTAAATGGAGCTCTTATTTCACCAATAATGGATTCATAAAAAGTCAAATAGATAACTTCTTAGCAAACCAAGATGTTAATATAGTAACATCGGTTACCGGATGTATTATTCCTGATTTCGTAGATCTTAATGGAAATAACCAATACATACAAACCCTAGTAAATCAGAATACTCCTTCTACAGGTCTATTCTGTGCAATAGACGAACAAGCATTTGACGATATCTGTAATAGTCCTTACAAAATTGATCTTGTAGGTAATCACCTAATAGATGAATTATCTGGAGATAGGGATCTTGCTAATCCTAGAATTAAATTCTTAAGTTACGATCAAGTTCTTGTTGCAGATTACCTATACACCCAAAATGTTGTGGGTGTTACAGGAGCAGGGCCTTTCTTTAGTGCAACTGGTGCAACTGTTTATACAACAGGAGCTAAGGTAGGAACTTTATTTTCTTTAAGCACTGGAGTTACTGGAGCTACCGCAGGTGTAATCTATCAGTCTTTTGAAGCTTACAATGCTAATTTATTCGATGGGGGATTACATTACCTACAAACGTCGGGACTTACTGGTGCAACCGGAGGGATCTCTTCTGCTTCAGAAAAGACTGCATTGAAAGATTTTTTAAGTGTAACCTCGTCAAATGACCAAAAATTCATATTAGGAGTTGTCTCTGGGTATACTGGGGGACTTACTGGATCTGTAATTAATCAATTCCAAGAAGGGGATCTTGTTAAACTTAAGGTTACCGGAACTAAGGACGTTGGAAGTGAATTAAGGATATTCTTTACCCACCCATTAGATACTTCTTTCTATAGGGCTCAGGGAATAACCGTAACGCCTACGTACAACTTAACTTCCTATAATACGGGGGCTTCTGGAAGTAATAGGCCTTTCTATACAGACTCTTACCAATTTGGTAATTCTGATTATTTTGATATTGAATCTATCGCAACTCCAAATGGGGTTACTGGACCTAACGCTCCTTTAGGAGTTTCTAATTCTCTTGTTTCTTATAATGCTTCTGAATTATTCCAGGACAATAAATTTAATGAAATTATCGATGGGGATATAATATGGGTTAGCTCGGATGGATCTTCTCTTCAATACATAGGATTCCAGCCGAATGTGGATAGAGATCAATTTAATTTAGTTTATACTAGAGCATTTACTAACGTTTCTAGGGATAATACAACCATTACTAACATAGCTACTTTCGGTGGAGGAGTAAATCCTTCTTATGCTTCCGATAATATCGGACTTCCGGTAGCAGATCAAAAGATAGATATCATTTCTCAAACTGGAGGGATAGCTTCTTTTGTAGATGTTACCCAGATAAATTCCACAACTTTTACGGTAGTTGAGGACTCTAACGGAACAGTTCCTTTCTCTGTAGGAGATTTAGTTGTATCGACAGATCTTGATATTTGTGTTCCTGATACAGGGAATCAACAGAGCAGATTAGCAAAAATAACAGTGGTAGCTAGCACGACAACTTCGGGAGTTTATAATGTAACTTGTGCAAGACCTGTACTATATTATTCAGGCCCTTCAGGAGAAAGAGTTCAAAAGTTCAAATCCATACCTGAGTTTACAACCTCATTTGATTTCACGTATCTTTCTGGGTTTACGATGAATGAATCCCATAGACCTAATGGAACTGATGCTAGAGTATCAGAAATATTGGATGTGATGTTTGACACCAATATAGCTAAAACTTTAGCAGCCAAAGATGTAATTAGCTTCAGATATATCGTAGATACGTTCTCTGGGCAAATTTTACCTAATTCTAAGTATCAACTTAGCTTATTGGCCAAGAATAGACAGCAAGCAATGGCTCTTATCAATGCCCCTTCTATAGCTCAATTTAGAAATAGCACAGATCCTAGATTTACCGATGCACCAACTTCGGTAAACCCTTTCCCTCCTTTAAAGACTGCTTACATAGCAGACGGAGGTAATTTATCCCTTAATCCTTCTTATACGTTTAGCTTACCTACAGAGAATGACGGATCTAAATTTTGTGGATTCTTCTCCCCGTACATTACGATTAGAGAATCTAATAGAAATATAAATGTTCCACCAGCAGCTTTTGTCTCTAATAACTATGTTAGGAAATTTGCAGCTGGAGAGCCTTATTCTATAGTTGCAGGACAAAAAAGAGGGGTTCTGTCCGGAGGAAATATAGTTGGAGTGGAATATGATTTCACGGATGACGATAGAGCAAATCTAGAGCCTTTTGGAATAAATCCTATCATCAAAAGAACTGGAATTGGAGTTGTTATATTTGGTAACCAAACAGCTTACCAGACAGTAAATTCCGCATTTAATCTTCTTCACGTTAGGGATCTATTAATCTCAGTAGAAACAGATACCAATTCTATACTTTCTAACTATTTATTCGATTTTAACGAAGATTCTATAAGACTAGAAATAAAAACATTAGTTGATAATTATCTAGATGGAGTTCAATCTGCAGGAGGAATTTATGCTTACCAAACTATCATGGACAGCTCAAATAACACTCCGGAAATTATAGATATGAATATGGGAATTATTGATATCATAATAGAACCAGCAAGAGGTATACAGAAATTTATCAATAGAATTACGGTTACCAGAACAGGAGGAATCGCTTCCGGAGGATTTATTCAATTCGTTTAATCTTAAATAACTTCAAAACCCTGAATCTAGATTCAGGGTTTTTTGTATTCCCATTTTAGGTTACCTAAATCCCATATCCTAAAATAACCTCTTTCCTCCATTATTTGCCATTCTGTTTTATTCTTATCATACCCTTCTTTTACTAATTTGTCTTTTCTGAAATTAAATCTATTGAATCTTATATTTCCTTTTGCCCAGTAATAATTTGGATCAGTTAATCCTATTTCTTTAAATCCTAGATTTTTATATAGATTCCCGGTGTTCCAAGAATTATTCTGGTATGATATAACTTTTATAGGATTGTATTTATTTATGAATTCTTTAAATATTTTAGAAGCTCCTCCTATAACCGAAATCCCAAGCTTATTACAGAATCTTAAAAGTTCATATTCCCCTTCGATTTTATTTTTTCCTAAAGATTTTCTATAGTCACCAAATGTCATAACGGAAACCATTTCTTCCCCGTAAAATAATCCTATTTTTATTTTAGACGGAACATATCCCTGTATATGATTTTCTATTAGAAATTTCTTTTCCTCCTTTCCCGATATCTCCCTCGATAAGCATTTTCTGGCATATATTTTTTTATTTTTACCTAAGATGTTAAGTATCCTACTTTTTATTATTTCTTTTTTGTATTCCCAATCATCTTCCCATACGTTAATTAAATCTATACCTTTTTCTTTTAATATTTCTTTTTTTAATCTGGTTTTTTCTTTTTCGATAAAAATCTCGCTGTGGTAATATATTCCATTGAACTCAAATGCTAAATTTAAATCCGGTATATAAACATCTATCTCCTTACCCCCTAATATTTTTCTGTCGTTCTTAATTGTATTTCTTTCGGAATTATCCCTTATGAATTCATATAGCTCAATTTCTCCTAACGAAGTTGATCTAAGTATCGGATTACATTTCAAGCATGGATTTTTACCAATTGATATTTTTTTATTGAAATAAGAAGGAGAAAAAATGCTTTCGGATTTGCAATCCCTACATTTTATTTGGACTTTTCCTTCAGGGCCAGATTCTATAACTTTTATAGGTATTTTTAATTCTTTTATTTTTAGATCTCTTTCTTCCTTTTTATTTTTAGAGATTTTTTCAGCTATTTTTGCTTTATTTTCTTCAACTTTTATCCAGCTTGTCTCTCCAAATTTTTTTAAATTTGTTTCTTTTATCTTATCCTTAATGGCACTAGATTTAAAAGGATTATCTACACCGTATTTTTCGATAAATGTATTCTTTAGGTTCTCTTTAAATTTTTCGGTTTTAAATAAATGCTCAACCCCATATTTTTCCATGTAGTGTTTTTTAAGGGATTCCCCGTTCTTTTCCCCTGAACATTTTTTATCTCCGCAAGTTTTGTTATATCCCTTTGTATAATTTCTCCATAGCAGGGGATTACCACATTTACATAGACCTATTTTATTTTCTTTGAATATGTACCTTATTCTTTGAAGATCATTGGGCGAATTGTATATTTTATCTAAATCTGAGGATTTTTCCAAAAGATTCTGTTTTAAATCTGGATTATTTTTTATAATTCTTGTTACAAAATTGGTCTTTATTTCTTTCTTTTCTATAAGATCGAACAAATCTGATAATTTTTCTATGGTCTTCATATTCCCCTTGTTTGTTTTATTATATATCAATATTTCTTGTTTTTTTCAAAATAAATCGAAATTTTGATATATAGAAAGATTATCCGTGTATTTTTTGATTTCGGATAAATTGATATATAATACAGACAATAGACTATGGCAGGATTACCCCATTTTTCAAATTCACAGGCTTCTATAAATAAATACGAGCCGGTATATCTCAATCAATTTGAGGCTTTGATAACTTGTCCTCCTGGTGTAGGAGGAGGAAATTTACTCCTTGAACACGTTACTAAAGTTAATGGATTAGCCTTGGATAAAAATCCAGGTATAGCTACTCAGAAATATAAATTTGCAAAAAGAAACTATGCAGGAGCTAAACCTTCTGAAACGACTATGAACGTAAGTCTTTCTTTTACCGTTAACTTAGATGATGCAAATTCGATGTATGTTTTCAAAACTTTAAGACAATGGTCAGATCTCATTTATAATCCGCTAACAGGAGCTATGGGATTAAAAAGAGATTATACCGGAAATATTTTAATATCTATTTTCAATAAGCAAGGAGATGTTTATAGAAGAATTAATTGCAAAGATGTTTTTCCTCTCAAGGCTCTTCCTGAAATGGGATTAAATTATACAGACGAGGGTATATACACGATCAATGATATGGAATTTGCTGTTGATTATTGGGATGATTTATTTTTATAATTTTTTAAATTGATATGGCTGGACTTCCGCATTTTAGTAATTCAGTAGCTGCTAGAAACAACTACGAACCCATTTATCTCAACCAGTTTGAGGTTATAATAAATCCACCAGCGGGGATACCACTTGCTGCTAATAGATTCAAAGGAGAAGGGATACTTGCACAGAGTGTTAAAAGTATTTCGGGTCTTGCAGTAGATATAGCTCCTTCCGCTACTATAGATCAAAATTACAAATTTGCTACTAGGAGATATGCAGGGGGAGAACCTTCCACCTCGGATATGACAATATCTATGGAATTTGAGGTTAACCTTAATCCTGAGACCAATTCAATGGAGGTTTATAAGATTTTAAGACAATGGTCCGATCTTATTTATAACCCTTTAACCGGTGCTATGGGTCTTAAAAGAGATTATGTTGGATCTATGGTGGTTTCTATCTTTAATAAAAGAGGAGATGTTTTTAGGAGAATAACTATACCTTCCTGCTTTTTGAGCGAAGCTATACCTGCTATGGATTTAGATTACGAACAAGCTAATAATTATAGTATTTCTGCTTCTTGGATATGTGATTACTGGAATGACGTTTTCCTATAATTTTTTATTTTTAAGGATTGATAAAAAAAGAGACTTAATTTTGTCTCTTTTTTTGTGTTTTGTTATATAATATAAATAAGAAAAAATTATGGAAAAATTAATAGGAATATCCCCAGAGGAGATTCTAAGATCTAAAGAATTAATGGGGGGACTTAAATATGATGATGAAGCTCCGGTAGTTAACGAAGAAATAGATTTATCACAAGGGATCCAAGAAGAAGTTCAAAAAATACCAGAAATTCCAGAACCTCAAATAGAAGAAAAAAAAGAGGTAATCGAGGAAAGAATCCCTTCTCCTAATATAAATTTTCAGGAATCCCCTAGAATGGAAAAAGATGCGGTTTTTGAAATCCATTGGAAGAATCTGCCAATATCTCTTCTTCCTTCTAAAGGTATGTTTTACCCAGAGAATACTAGAATGGCCATAAGACCCTGCGAGGTTAAAGAAATAAGGCATTTCTCCACCATAGACGAAGACGATAGAATTGATATAGAAAGAAAATTATCTTTCATACTAGAAAGGTGTTTAAGAATAGATTTTCCTGGTGTTGGTGTTGTTAGCTATAAAGATCTAAAACAAGAAGATAGATTTTATATTATAATGGCAATAAGGGATCTTACCTTTTTAAGGGGAGAGAATTCATTAATTTTAAAACCTAAGAAAAATTGCAAAGCAACACCTGAATGTCCTTTTAAAGATGGATTCGAGCTTAGGTCTGGTAATCTATCTTCTTATGATTTAGACGAGGAGGTCCTCAGAAGGTATGATTCTGAAAAAAGATGTTTTGTATTCACTTTCCGTAATACGGGGAGATCTTTTGATGTTTTTGTACCGAGTATAGGAGTAACCCAGGAAATATCCAATTTTGTTAAAACCTGTGTAAATAGAGGGATAGAAATAGAAGATGGGTTTTTAGAGATATGTCCTTTTATAATTCCGGAATGGAGAGGACTAAATTTTGATTATATCATATCCTTAATGAGAAGAACCTCTGCGGAATGGGACAAAAAAGAATTTAGTCTTTTGTATCAGATATCGGAGAAAATAAAAATAGGAACTAAATCGGAGGCAAAACAAATTTGCCCAATATGCGGTGATGGGGAGATCACCGCGGATATTACCTTTCCCGGAGGGATCAGATCTCTTTTCCTTATTTCAGATATCTTTGGAGAATTACTTTGATATAAAATTTAGACTTTGGAAAGAACATGATATAGATCTTAATTTTTTAGAATCCCTTCCCTTCTATGAATACCAATTGTGGATAGAAAAAATAAATAGATTTATAGAGATAGAATCCCAAGAAGACATGGAGAATAAAGGATTTAAACAGGTATTTAGTCTTAAAAAATAGATATTCCTTTTCCCGATATATAGTACATGGATTTGAATAAAAAATTAATAGACCAGTTATCCGATCTTAGTAGAAATATAAGATCCCTAACAACAGAGGTAAAAGAAAATACCGTGGTCTCGACAGAGTCTATTAATGCTATAAAAGAAACAAAAGCCGAAGAGGAAAAAACCCCCGATAAATCCTTTCTAAAATCTTTTGAAGGTATATTTAAAAAAGGCATAGAGGGAATAACCAAATCCAACGAAGAATCTAAAGGTATTGTTAACGATGTTCTCAAAGGAGGTATAGGAGGTAATTTGGGGGGAAAAATCCCAAAAGAATTACCTATAAACCCCGAATCATTTCTTAAGATTTTAGGAAAAATCCCAAAGTTTGCGGAAGGGGGGAAAATGGATAAAGACGGAGTAGCTTTAGTAGGCGAAAAAGGTCCAGAAATAGTAAACCTTAAAAGGGGGAATGAGGTAATTTCTAATGAGAATACGGAATCCAAATTAAAAAATCTTGGGGATTATCTTTCCGAGTATAAAGAAACCCCTCTAGAAAAAGAACCTTTAGAAAATCTGCCCGAAAAAAAAGAGAATCCTCAATTACCCGAGAATAAAAAAAATGAAGACGTATTACTTAAACCAGAATACCTAGTACCTCCGAATGAAAAAAATGAAATTATTTTAGGTGGAGAATCATTTTACGAAAGCCCAGAAAATTTAGCCAGGAAAGAAGAAGAAAAATTAAAAGGAATTACGGGGGAGATAGAAAAATCTCTTAACGTAAAAACTACGGAACCTGAAAAAGAAAATAAGGAATCCTCCCTCATGGGATCGATAAAAGATTTATTAAATAAAAAAGGGATAGGGGAAGAATTCAAAATAGATGAAGGGGAAAGGTTGAAAAAAGGATCTGAGAAAATATTAGATCTTTTAAATCCTTCTAAAATAGGAGAAAGTAAAGAAGTTCTTTTAAAATCCATTCAAAATGTTATTCCAACAGGGGATTTAGGAAAAACCGGGATTATGGAGGGATTTTCCCCAGATCTACTTAAAAAGAAAGCTTCACCTGAGATCGTAAAGGAAACTCCAGAATTAAAAAAGATCCCACCTAAAGAGGTAAAAAAAGAAGAAACTCCTAGGATAGAAGAGAAGAAAGAGACCATTAAAAAAGAAATACCAGCTCCCCCTGAGCCAACGAAAGAAATTGTTAAAGAAAAAACAAAAGAAGTTAATAATATAAATTCTCCTTCCCCAATGGAGTATAAAGGAGTTAAAACTGAGGATTTAAACGGAATACTTATTCTTTTGTCAAGAATAGCTACCCTTTTAGAAGGACCACTCTCTATAGAGACAAACGAATCGCCATTTAGACCAGATTCTAGAAGATTTTAAAGGGTAAACTTTAATTTTTTTCTACGTATAATTACTTATATTTGTTCGGCATGGATAAAAGTAAGAAAAAAATTAAGGAGAATAGTGTCCTTAATGATGAAATAAATTTAAAAAATAATCTAATAGATTTAGAATATTATTCAATAGCAAACAATAGGGTCGAAACAAAAATAGATCTAGATTCTAAAGAAACTAAATCCGATATAATTTACCTTAAAATGTCTAAAATCTGGGGATCTTCTTCTCATTGCAATAGAATGAAAGTAGGATGTTTAGTGGTAAGGGATAAGTCAATTATATCTGATGGGTATAATGGATCTCCTTCAGGATTCCCTAATATTTGTGAGAATGAAGAAATGGTTACACTTCCTTATGTCCTACATGCTGAGGCAAATGCAATAACGAAATTAGCAAAAGGAACACAGAGTTCAATAGGATCTACTATGTATGTTACTCTTTCTCCTTGCTTTGAATGTGCAAAGTTAATAATACAATCGGAGATAAAAAGAGTGGTATTTTGTGATCTTTATAGAAATGTAGACCCTATATTCTTCTTATTAGAGGGAGGAGTAGAGGTATCTAGAATAGGATCTAAATATCTTATTTAGCAATAATTAATTTAAATAAACCCAATAATATAAATTTTAATACCTTATGAAGAGACAAAATAATATTCAATTTTTAGCAGAAAATTTTATAGATTCCAGAAGTCCTAAATCATTTAAAAACCTATATGAAAGATTAAAACCAGGAATTACCAACCATTGCTACCTTATACTTAAAAGCCAGGAATTAGCTGAGGATGCTTTTTCTAATACCATGGCTAAAATATGGCAAAAAATACATCAATATGATAAGGAAAGAGCTAATTTTT